ATAATGCAGTTGTTTGTAATTCACATCGAGCAGCAGAACAGTGGGGATTTGATAATTGTACTGTAATTTGGCATGGAATGGATCCAAATGAATGGTGGGATTTACCAAAAGAACCACGCGTTGTAACGATGATAAGTCCAGGCGGATTAGACATGTATTATGATAGGACTTTTTTAAGAACAGTTAGGGAAGAATTAGAGGAAAGAGATATATTTCATTGTCATATTACTGTTGATGCACAATTTAAAAATTGGGATGAATATAGAGAATTTCTTGGTAGAAGTCTATTATATTTTAATCCGACTAGAGAAAGTCCGATGCCTCGATCTAGAACTGAAGCAATGCTTTCTGGCTGTTGTATAATTACAACACCTCACCAGGATGCTGATAAGTTTATTGATGATGGAAAAAATGGATTTATTATTCGACGAAATCCAAGACAGGTTGCAGATTTAATAGAGACACTCATTTATGATTATAAGCTTGCAATAAAAATTGGTCAGGAAGGTAAAAAAACAGCAAAGAATGTATTTAGTAAAGAAAGATTTCAAAAAAATTGGATGGAATTAATACATAAGGTACTAAAAAATTATGGAAAATAAGAAAATTGGAGTATTACTTTTTGAAGCTTACCACGGTAGACGTAGCATAGGTTCTTCAAAAATTAGAGGACACTGGTTAGTTAAACATTGGCCAAATGCTGAATTATTTGTACAAGGTCAAAAATATGATATAATAATTTATGAAAAAGCATATTGGTTTGAGCATGCTAAAGCATTTGAAGGAATTAAAATATTAGATTTATGTGATCCAGATTTTTTACATTGGACATATGATACTAGTCGGATGATAGAAGAAGTGGATGCTATAACTACTTCGAGTGAAGAACTTGCAAAAGTAATTCGTAATTTTACAAATAAACCAGTTAAATGTATTCCAGATAGACTTGATTTAGATATTTTTAAAGGTAGAAAATTTCATACAGGTCAAGCAAAATGGGTTGTTTGGTTTGGTTATTCACATAATTTTGAAATGTTAAAACCAATTCTTTTATTTTTAAAAAAACATAATCTTAATTTAATTGTTATTTCAGATAAAGAATTTAATTTACCAATGTCTTTTTCAGATTCGATTGAGTTAAAAAACTTTGTTTGGGATGAAAAAACAGCATATCAAGATATTATGTATGGAGACATGGTTATTAATCCAGGTAGTAGTAAAGGAAAATGGCGATTTAAGTCAGATAACAAAACAATAATTTCTTGGGCATTAGGAATGCCAGTAGTTAAATCAGTTGCTGATTTAGAAAAATTTATTGATGAAAAAGCAAGACAGGAAGAGTCTAAAAAAAGATTAAAAGAAGTAAAAGAAAAATGGGATATTAAAATATCCATAAAAGAGTATAATGAATTAATAGAAAAAATTTATGAGCAAAGAAAAAAGAATTCTTAATATAGGTTGTGGAATTAAAAATAGAGAAATTAAAAAAGCAATAAATATAAATCTTTTTGCAAATAAATATACTTTTCATAATTTTCAAGACGACTATTTTGATGAGGTAATTGCAGATTACGTACTTAGTAAAGTTTGTAGTAAAGATTCTTTTATTTCGTTAATGAATCAAATTTGGAGAATTCTTAAACCAGCTGGAGTTTTTAGATTAAAGGTACCAAATGGTGAATATCCAGAATCATTTCGAGATCCAATGGATTGTAGAAGATTTGTTAGAGAAACATTTGATCATTTTAATGTTAAACATTATAGATGGTTTGCATTCGACTATGGATTTAAACCGTGGTGTAAAATAAGTATTCGAGAACATCGAACAAATAGATTATCTATAAGAATGCAACCGTACAAAGACAATGTCAAAAAATAAAAAACAAGAATATATTTGGCATTGTCCTGGAGATAAATGTCAACATAAGGGTACTATTATTTTGAAAACACTTGAACCATATTTTGGTGAGGGAAAAATAAAATGTCCAGAATGTAATGAAGTTTTTGATTTTTTTGATATATTAATTTACAACAAAAAGAATGTTAAAAAATATCTTAAAACACTAACAAACAGCCAAGACAAGTTTTAATCCTTTACAAAGTATTTAAAGTATGATATACTGAATATAGTAAGAGTTGTGTTGTAAAAACACAACAATTAATGACGTTTAAATAATTAAATATAATTAATTAAATACTTACGAGTATTTATCTAGATGCTTAGTCTTACGAGACGACATAATGTTGTTTTGTAGACTAAGCATTTTTTATTTATACATGGCTAATATATTAGATAAAATAAAAGAGAATATAAACATCTTTAGCTCGCATAAAGCGGGTGCTGATGTGACGTCGAAACCAACTGGTTATGAAGCACAACTATATGGTTCAGAAGCAAGCTCAAAAAAAGAGATATTTTTACAAGAATATAGGGGTTGGGTTGGTGCAGCAATTGATGCAATTTCAGATGAAGTTGCTTCAATAGAAATAAAATTATATAAGCGCACTAAAGACGGTGCTGAGGAAATTTTAGAACACGACATTCTTGATGTGCTTTATCGAGTAAATGAAGTGACAACTAAGTTTGATTTGTTCTGGTTAACACAAGCATATTTAGAATTGGTTGGTGAAGCACCTTGGTTTTTAGAAAAAGAAGGTGATACAATTAAAAACATTTATTTTTTAAGACCGGATAGAATTAAACCAGTAATTGGTGATGATAGATTAGTATCAGGATATTTATATCAAATTGAAAACAATAAAGAGATAACTCTTGGTTTAGATGAGGTTATCTTTTTAAAATACCCAAATCCAGCAAATCCATTTAGGGGTATTGGTACTTTAGAGCAAGCTGCTAGAAGTGTAGATATTGATAATTATTCTGAAGAATGGAATAAGAAATTTTATGAAAATGCAGCCCATCCAGATAGTATTTTAACGGTTAAAACAGAACAAATGCAGCAGGAACAAGTAGACAGATTGAAAAAAAGTCTTAAAGAACAATATCAAGGATTTAAAAAAGCTCATCAAGTTATGGTATTATTTGGTGATATGGAATGGAGTAAAGTTGGATTTAGTCAAAAGGATATGGATTTCTTGGAACAACAAAAATTTTCAAGAGATAAAATATTGGGAATTTTCCGTGTTCCAAAAGCGATTGTTTCTCAAACAGAAGGAGTAAATTATGCTTCAGCTAAAGCTGCACAGTATATATTTGCTAAATTTACAATTAAACCAAAGATGGAAAGATTAATTCAACAATTAAATGAATTTTTTGTACCATTATTTTCAGGCAGTGAAGAATTATTTTTAGGATATGATAATCCAGTACCTCAGGATTCTGCTATATTAGCAAAGAAATATGCATCTGCTATAAAAGCAGGTTGGATGACAATCAACGAAGTTCGTATTGAGCAAGATTTACCTGAAGTTGAAGGAGGTGATTCGATATATTTACCGATGAATTTAATGCCGATTGATGATTCTAGAGAAGCTCCACCAGTAAAGGAATTAAAAGTTAAGAAAAAGACAAAAAAAGATAAAATGGTAAATCAGAATGAACGAATAAAAGAATTACATGCACGTGGAAAATTACATTTTAAAATAGAAAAAACAAAGGAGTCAGTTAAAAAACAGGTTATAGAAGGAATTAAAAAACATTATCATGAACAACCAAAAATAAAAGAAGTTGATGAAAATCAATTGTCTCAAGAACAAAAACAAGCATTTTGGGAACGTAAAGATTCTATAACTGATAAATATTATCCAGAATTTAAAAAGATAATGGCTAGTATTTTTAGAAAACAAGGAATAAAGACTCTTTCAAAATTTAATGCACTAAAAACGTTTAAATTAGATTCAAATACTATTTATAATAAAATAAAATTAAATGAAACTGATGAAGTTAAAACAACCGTAAAATTAGCATTTCCAGTTTTAGAGAAAATTTTTAAGGAAGGTGCTGATGAAACATTTAAATTATTAGAGGTTGATATGGAAATGGATGTTGGTAGAGAAGAAATTCAAAAATTATTAAATTTAGATGCAAGAAAATTTGCTACTTCAGCTACTACATATACAAATAAATCAATTAAAAAAAGAATTGTTGATAGTGTTGCAAAAGGTGAAACAATGGATGAAATGAAGAAACGAATTAGAAATCTTTTTGTTAGTGCTGAAAAATATCGAGCAGATAGAATTGCAAGAACAGAGACAGTTAGATACAATGTTACAGCAACTGAACAAGCATTTGTGGAATCAAATGTTGTAAAATATAAGGAATGGTTTGTAAATCCAGGCGCATGTGACATATGTGAACCGATGAGAGGAAAGAGAATTAAAGTAGGGGAAACATTTTTCAAAGAAGGAGATACAACGAATGGATATACGGTATCTTATGGAGATGTTTATGGAGCACCTTTACATGTTAATTGTCGATGTGACCTAACACCAATTTTTAAATAGTATGGACATTGGAGAAATAATACAAAAAATGCAAGAAGCTATTACTGTTATAAATCATAATTCTACTGAAATGCAGATTGATATTGCTGTTTTAAAAGAACAGGTAGGTAGTCTAATATGGTTTACAAGAGTTTTTATAGTTGCATTTATTGGGTTGATTGTGACACAGTTTTGGCAATTAATAATAATGAAGAAAAACGGAAAAAAGAAATAATGTTGCTAGAGAAATTATGAGGTTGATTTTTTTGGTAATGACTAAAAACTAAGAAACTTAAAATTATGAAAAATAAGAAAAAAGAAACTCAAGAAATAAAAGCTATTACAGAGATAATCGATGGTAAAATGGTTGTTATTGCTTCTGATGAATCGAAAGACAGAGTCGGTGAGTCTTTAAAAGTAGATGATTGGGATTTCAAGAATTTTAAGAAGAACCCAGTTTTACAGGCAGGTCATGATTATAGACCTCAATTTACGATTGGTGTTGCTAAAAACTTGCGTGTAGAGGGAAAGAAAGTATTGTTCGAACCGATGTTTCATTCAATTACATCATTGGGTCGAGAAATAAAGGAAATGTTTGAACAAGGTATTCTGAAAGCGTGGAGCGTCGGATTTATTCCTGGCCGTGAAAAAGGAGATAAAAATGAATTATTGGAAGTCTCTGCAGTTGCTGTTCCAGCGAACGCAAATGCTTTAGTTATTGCCAAAGGAATGAAACCTGAAGAAGAAAAAGAAGTTAAAGAAAAGATTGATGATTTTGTTTCTAAGGAAAAACCAAAGAAAAAGAAAAAAGATGAGAAAAGTCCAGCATGTAGAATGGAAGATGAAACATCAAAGGAATGTGTTGCTAGAAAAATTCCAGAATTGGTAGATGAAGGAATGGAACAGGATCAAGCAGTTGCAGCAGCAACGAATATCTGTAAAGATAAATGCAAGAAAAAAGACGATAAGAAAGCTACTTTTAATTGTGAATGCATTGAATGTGGTCATAAAATTAAAACTTCTGAACATTGTAAGGATATTAAGTGTTCAGAATGTGGCGGAACAATGAGACGTGCAGAACGACCAGGTTCTGGACAAAAAGCAACCAAGAAAAAAATCAAAAAAGACATCTTAAAAGAAATAATTACAGATGTTAAAGAAGGTAGAGTTATATCTTCAAAAAATAGAAAAGTTATAACCGATGCTATCGGTGCAACTAAAGACGCAGTCGCTGCCCTGGAAAAACTTTTAGAACTTTCTGAACCGACTCCAAAGGAAGAACCTGTAAAGGTAATTCCAGAGGAATCAAAAAAGGAAGTCAAAAAGGAAACTCCAAAAAAGGCGGAAGGGAACGGTATTAAACAAGGTCGAGAACCAAGAGTGGCACATAAACAAATTTCTAAAGAGGAATTGGCTGTGCGTGTCTTGAAGCAAATATCAAAAAACAGTGCATTTGCACTGAATCAACTAAAATAAAATGGGAAAGAAAATAGTTAAAATCAACGGAAAAGTTTTCGTAATTGACGAAAAAGATCTTGAAGAAGTTGAAGAAACAAAAGAAGAAGAAACAGAAGAGGAAACACCTGTTGAAGAAGAGGAAAAAGAAGATGAAAAAGAAGAAGAAGAAAAACCCGAGAACATAGATGAAAAAATCAAAACTGCAGCTGATGAAGTTGTTAAGAGTTTAGGTTTGGATGACATTAAGGAAACAGTTAAAGGACTTGTGGAGTCAAAAGATACGAAAGTAAAAGAAAAAGGAAAAAAGATTTCTGAATTATTAGATTTAGAAATTTTAATGAATAAAAGCGTAGATGAAATGACTTCATCAGAAAAAATTACTGGATTCTTCCAAGCAATGATTCAAAACAATGATACAGTTCTTAAGGCATTATCAGAAGGAACATCTGCAGATGGTGGTTATCTATTTCCAGACGAATTTCGAGCAGAAGTTATTCGAGATATCGCCGATGGAAACTTTATGAGAAGTTATGTGACTATTATTCCTATGAAGCGTGATATTATGAAGATTCCTACATTGGAATCTAGACCTAAAGTTACGTGGACACAGGAAAATACCACTAAAGAAACAACAACTGCTCACTTTAATGAAGCTACTTTAACTGTCTATAAAATGGCAGCTATTCTATATGCTTCTGATGAGTTAGTAGAAGATTGTGACACCATTGATGTTGTAAAATTCATCATTGGTCTTTTCAGTGAAGTAATCGGAGAAGAAGAAGATAGAGTTGTGTGGAGAGGAAATGGAACTACACAACCAACAGGAGTTGTAGTATCAAGAGCAGCAGGTAATATCAACACAAGAACCGCAGTAGGTGGTTTGAACTTTGATAACATTATTGATTTAATGTACGACCTTCCAGGTAAATATCATAAGGATGCTAAGTTCTGGATTCACAGACAAAACATTCGTGATATGAGAAAGTTGAAAGATTCTAACAACAGATATTATTGGCAAGAACCTTTAGCTGCAGGACAACCTGCAACATTCTATGGTTA